CACCTGGTCATAGGACAGGGCGCAGGCAGTGTACAGCTGGACCTCGTCGTTCTCGTTGAAAAACGATATGTCCGATTGTGCGTTAGTCAGATACAGGGACACCCTAACAGACGGGTTATTAACCTGCGGGATGTCCAGCGCACGCACCAGCAGGATAGGCTTCAGTTCGTCATTCGCCGATTCTGCTATATATGCCGCTCCTGCCCTGCTCATAATATCTCCCTCAACGTAACTTCACATTCGCCGTACTGAGAGCCGTAATAACTGACTGACAGGCTCCCTTCCTCAAACCGGACGGAAATGGCGGCCGCATCGCCGGGAGGTGTCCAGTTGAACGCCTCGTAATTACCGCCCCTAGCGTTGTAGAAATCCTCAATTCCCTGGATGGTAGCGACTGCGGCCCGGAACCCGAGTGTCCACGTTCGCGCCCTTACGCCCAGGTATTTTCTCTCTTCCTTGCCGGACTCGAACTCCGTGACCAGGACCCTATGATTTAATCCTCTTTGATACGCATAGAGTGGCGTTGCCGAAAATGTCTCTGCCATTACGCCAGCCCCCTCATAGCGGCGCGGACCGCGCCGTTTTTCATAATATTTTCCACCACAATACTTTCAACGCTCGCCCTGTTCGTTCGCATCATTTCGACGAACGACCTGCTGTCTACGGCGTTGATGTTCATGGTGATGTGTGTCTCGCCGCCGCCGTTACCCTCTGCCTTAACGCCAAGCTCGCCCCCTGCTGTCCGTGTCAATGGCATGACCGCCTCAGGCCCGGCTTCGCCCATGAGCCCCAGCCCGTGGGCCATCGGAAAAATGGTGGGCCGGTCAACGATGCCGCCCCGGGCTAAGGGTAACACGCTTCCGGGGGGTACTACACCGCCTACACCTGCACCTACACCTGCCTTTTTACCTCCACCAAATATGCCCATAATTGACCGCAACAGAATCGCTTTCAAAACAGCATAGGCAATGTCTTGCGCTAATCTCCGCATAGTATCGCTAAGGTCTTCTCCGTAGGCAATGGAAGAAGCAAGCGCATCAACCATATTTTCTCCAAAACTTTCTATTGTTTCAAGTAAGGAGAAATTGAATTGCTTTGAACTATCCGTTGCTTTTTCCAGTTCTTTTCGTAACATTTCTACCACTAACGGAAGCTCTCCGTATTTTTGGATAAGTAGTTCAACTTGTTTTACCCATTCTTTTTTGGACATTAGTCCTTTATCAATCTGGTTATTCAGATTAGATAGGTCAAGATTAGCAAGATGTTCTCCCACACTCTGCAATTCGGAGAATCTAGCAAGCATCTGATCGGACCAGTTGAACATATCTTCCATGTTCAAGAATCCGCCAGTTTCCGTGTTCAATTTCTGTTTCAACTGCTCAAACTCATTTTCCAACATCTGGAAATACTCTTGACCTTTAATGAGTCCTTGCGAAAATCCATTAGCCGCGGTGCTCCAGAACTTTTCTACTCCTTGTTCCGCCGCTTCTTTCGCTTCTTTTTGCAATTTTATCTGTTCTTCCAACCGTTTCATTGTATCAGCGGCTTCTTTCCCAGCTTCTTTAGCCATTCCTGTTCTTATTTCCATAGCATAATCTTTAATCAGCTTCCAATCCTCAGAAAGAGGTTTCATCTTAGATGCCCATTGATCCAGTATAGGAAGAAAGGCTTGTACGTTTGCACCAAGATATTTTGCCTCATCCTTCATTTGCTGGATAAGTTTTTTATACTTAGATTCACCACCACCCATACTGGGTTGATCTGTTGTTTCTGGCTCTACATATATCTTATCCCCATACCCTTTTTGTTTCATGTATCTCCACATAGCTTCCATTTTCCCAGCTTGTGTTTTTATTTCAGCCAAAGTCCGTGATGTTTCTCCTTGTACGGCTTGTGCTATAGATGCTTTATAATTTCCCCCCATCCCAAATCCACCCATGGAATAACTAAGATCAACAATCTCTTTAAGTTTATCAACAGGGATGGTGCGTAATTCCTGCTTGAATCTACGAATCTCATCATACGCAACTTGGAACGGTTTTTTCAGATTTTCTGCAAGCAAGACCAAACCACCGATTGCTCCGATTAACAAACCACCCGGCCCTAACCCCAAAGCGGCAAGTGCTCCTTTCAGCCCTCCTAAAATTGTATTTGCCGTGCGTAGTTCAAGAAATGCAAGCCTGAGTGCATATATCGCCTTCATAAATAACGAAGTGGCCGCACTTCCTGCAATTAATTCAGTACGAAGGAAAGCAAAGGAACGAATAAGAAGCCCCATCACTCTTGCACTTGCAAATACAATAATCGCTGTTTTTACCATTTCTAGATTATCAAGCAACCACTTAAACCCTTTTACTAACATCTCAATTCCACTAATCATCCCATCAATCATGGCTGAAAATACTGCTTGGGTATTTGCTACAAATTCTGTATAATCCGTAGTTTCTTTCCATTCTACCCAAGCATCCCGAACCCTATTTATCCCTTTGACTAATGTTTCATAAGGACCTCCTGAATTGTTTGTTCCCATAACTTCCGCCATGAATGTCCACCAAAGACCTTTCATGGTATCCAGAGAACCTTTCCAGGTATTTTTGAAAGCTTCCATAGCACCACCGAAATTCTTTTGAAGAACCTCAATAATACCTTGACGGATCTTGTCTATATCTTTTTCAACTTCAATTCGTACTTTACCACTTCGGATAATAGCTGTTTTACCTGTGCGGTCAAGCTGTACACCTATCTGCCGAAGCATCTTATTGTTCGTAGAAACCATCGCATTTGCTACGTATTCAACAGGTTTCTGCATAACTGTTGCCGCATCTGCCGCGGCAGCAACAGCGGCACGTGTATTTTCCACACCAGCTGTTTTCAGACGAACGAATGATTTGATAGCATCATCCGTATCAATAGGATTGACGGCCGCCCATTTGAAAAGGTCTTGGAATACAGCTTCCGTTTTTTGTGCGTCCTTGATAACGGCGTTCAAAGATACTTTGTAATTTTCCACAGATACGGCGGCATCAAGAAATCCTTTAGCAAGACGGCCCACACCAACAGTAGCGAATACGGACATCATTGTCCTACGGACAGAAGCCATCAACGTATTCGTTCTATTAGCAAATGTGGCTACCTGCTTTTCCGCAGTCAACAGTGGTTTTGAATTAACACCAAGTGTAGTAACAAGTGTACCAAGTGCGAACGAACCCGCCATCTATTTTCTTCGCCTCCTTCCTTCAGGATGTTTGACATTCTGTGCTTTAGCCATAGAAAGCAGTATTTGTTTCATTTCCTCAACAGATTGTATCTGTTTTTCCTTTTTTACTTCTTCAGGAAATACACCCCATTTAGGCATGAAATCTGCTGGAGTTACTGTAGTCTGATTAGAACCCTTCTTACCGAATATGGCGGCAATATTGTTTGTGATAACTGCGCAAACCATCCCAAACATATATTCCATTCGTTCTTCTAATCTTCCTACAGGCTCTAAGGAATCGAATGCCTCCCATTCTTGAAGTTCCTCAAGTGAGAGGCATTCCAGCAAATCATTAGGGTGTGCGTATCCTAATTCTCGACACAACCTGAAGAGGAATCTTCGGGTGTGTCGCTCTCGGAGTTTTTTACTGCTTCCTCTTTCGCATTAACAGAAATGCCATTCAATTCTCCCGCTTTAAGAGAAATCGCATCTATCATTTCCGCAGGTTTATTCTCTGCAAGCAGGTCTGCATCCCTTAGAGAAAGAAGCAGGTTACCTTCTTCATCACAAAGAGAAAGTGCCGCTACTTTTGCATTGAATCCTGAAAGATCCTGTTCAAACTGAACCTGTCCGTTCTTGTCAATACTACGCCTAAGAACCGAATTTTCCAGCTGATCTTTCATCTTAGAAGACATTTGGCGAACAAATACAAAATCTCCATTAGGAAAATCTACTCGTTCCACTCTAAACTGCGCTTTTTTAAGAAGTTCTTCCCTGTTCAAAAATGCCATGATTAGGCTCCTCTCTTAATTACATTCCACTACTGCCCTTGAATACATCAACAGGGCCACTGATCTGAATCGTAACATCCGCAGTAATCTTGTCATCCGTAGGAATCGTCAACGGAATTTCAGTAACAAGTCCATCGAATTCGATCACAGTTTCTTCATTATCCGGAAGAATGACCTGATAAGCAACAGGATCATTACTCTCAAAATCTGCCTTCATCTGAAGATAGGTTGCCTGAGTAAAATTCATCGCAAGGGTCATGGTGCCTGCATTTCTGAATCCTGTGATGAATGTTCGATATCCACTCGCAGTATCAAGAGTAGTAGTATCAATCATATCCCTCGACATACCGGGTCCAGTGATATTATTAATCTCCGCAATTTTTTTCCATCCGCCCGCCGATCCCGATGTAGGGTCCCAACGGTTGAATATTGTTCCAACACCAGCGATTGCCATATTAAGCACTCCTCCTTTGAATTTCAAAACTAGCAATTAACCGCACTCTTGCATTTTCATCCCAATCCAAGAGCATCGGTGCTCTGGAACACCGCACTACACTATACAATGTTCCATTCCATGTTTCCTGAGCAATCCCGTGCAATCTCCGTACAATCTGTTCAAGAAGATTCCAACCAGTAACATACGATCTGGAACGAACTCTTACTTGAACAGCCGGGTACTCGTATATCTCTTCTTTGTTAAAGGTAAGCTGAGGCACCCATCCTACAACGTCGAAAATTGTAACTGTTTCGTCTGGTTGTGCAGGCTCTCGTCCTACAAATAAATTTGATCCGAATGTTAATCCAAACTCATTAACAGGATCGTATCCACTAGATGATTCGGAAGGAGGAATATACGCTAAAATATCCTTTATATCAATAGAAGGAGCATTCATCGTATTTTCGCCTCCGATTGTATCACCATCAATACTCGTTTGGTACTATTTTTTATTCCTGCTTCAAAAAACTTAGCACCAGAACCCGGTTTTGTAAAATGTGCGCCTACGTTTTCATGTACCCACATCGTATAATAGGCAGAAAAACCCAATGCTACCGCCGGTTCTTTGCCTTTAATCATAGAAGCGGATTCTGAAATCGCCTTAGCGTGGTCACTCTTTAGCTTTGCAACATCTCGGTCATTATACGGACCCGGCAGAAAACTAGGATTCCTTCCAGCCCGAACACCACCATTGTTCGTGACAACAAACCAACTATGGCGCATATTCCCTGTATCAACAGGTATCACAGGAGGCATAGAATCCATCGTATCTTTGATAATTGATGCACCACGTATCAATCCAAGTAGTGTTCGTCCCTGAATTTTCATTATCTGTGCATTTAGATTTTGAAGCACTTTTGGCAACCCATTCCATACTGCGTATGCCATTACAGATACACCTTCTTTACGAATTCCGTGGACGATCTGAACAAAGGAACCCGTTCCAGTGTCTTTATTTCCCGTGCGCCAGGTATTGTGAGTGGAGCGGCTTTTTGTGCGGTAGACAAGGATGCAAGAGAACCAAGCCATAACAC